CTTTTTCGCCAGAATCACAAGAACATGATTCCGTGAAATCTCAGAAATTTTTAGCATCTTGCTAAATCTTTTATGCGCGCGATTTTTTCTATGTTATGTCAATTAATCCATACCAAACCCGTTCCCAAAATTTACCAGAACACAATTTACCCTTATTTTAATGTACGTTCCGGCATTCCACAACGCCAGAATATACACAGAATCCCAGTGGTAATTTTAAGCAATTCCTCATTTTAGAAATGAACAGAATGTACTACTGCGAAACACGGTACCCATCCCCTAAAATCCTAAGAATACTGTGCAAAAATCCACACAGGATACACGCTCACATCACCGATCACAATTCTCACTTTTCCATTTTCTAAGGCTTTCCGGCATACCCCCTAAGTTTAACTTAGCCCTAGAACATTCCCAAATCAGGGAACGCTGCCATACTATATCAGTTGTCACCAAATGACAACCGTCACCAAATCTGGGGACGCTGCATAACGAGAATTATGATCACATCTGACTCCACAAAATTGTGTAGTGAAATAATATTCAAATCTGAGACTCAGATACAAGAATTTTCCATGAAAGATTTTCTGATCACAATTTTTCAGATATGGGGTTAAGTGCAAGCCTAGATTAAATCTAGGGATGTCGTGAAACACGACAGTGGTTGTCACTGCGATAAAATCCGCCGTGAATACAACCTAAAAATCCGCTCTAATCCTCACGGTCATCTTTTCGACCGTGAAATAAATGCTCTCAGAGCGATTTTCAGAAAGTCAACCTTGATAATTCCACATCGGACTTCACGAAAACGGCTCACAGAGCATTTTTCATTTTCATTTTTCTAAGAATCCATACAGAATATGGGGATAATAAAAAGAGTACACAACTTATACGCTGCATACTCTCATAAAAAAGTGTGTATGTATGGAATGTCCAAAAAGGATCTTACCATCTTAATCTTTTGTACAGTGTACAGGGGATAGAACCCATCATATTTAATGGGTCATGTCCTCTGCAAGTGCGCCAACACCGTTCATATAACATAATTCAACAACATATTCATTATAGAACTTTTGTTCTCCCATGTCAACAGAGTTTATCTGGCAATTATTGACAAATTATGCTATAATTCCCTTATCAGGTTAGAACGTGATAGGGATAGTCTGGTGGTTGTACCTTTCCAGAAACGGAAAGGGGGTAATGCCATGAATACAATGGAAGTATTGACACTTTTATTGGTTATCTTTACGGCATTGACCTATTTAGATAACCACCGCAAATAGCAAAAAGGCTATTCCCTATTGCCGTAGGGGATAGCCCGTGTTGTTTTGCTTTGTAACCTTATAACTTGTTTATTCGGAAAGAAGCAACCATTAGACACGTCAAAATCTCTTGATTGTTTCTAACTTGATTATAACATTTGACCGTAAAAAGTCAAGTGTAAGGGGGATGCAAATTTGTGTCTCCCTTTTTTATTATATCCACATATGATTCCACCATACATGAAGAATGAGGTCTGGCATGACAAAGCCATGAAAAACTGCATGATGGAATCGTATCTGAAATATAATCAGGGTACCGGCAGTTCACCGATACCCACATATATTTATTCTGGTATAATCTTTGGCACTGATAATTTGTGCATGGTCTGAATCTGAAGGGATGGCTTGATAATAGGAGACTTTTCCAAAACTTCTTTTACCAGATTCTTCCACTCTTCACCGGCGATTTTGAAATCAACATAACTTCCTTTGTCCTTACACCGATAGATACAAACTGCTTCGGTTACATAAATATCTCCATACTCTTCATTATCACGAATGATAAGATATTCTCCGCTGTCATATTTATTTGTAAACAAAAATTCCTTCAGGGCATTCTTGCACATGAAGTCATAATCAAAATACTCCATCTGTGCCAGGAATCTTACTGCATACTTATTACCGCCGTTTTCCGGCAGCTCTACAATTTGAATCAATTGATAACATGGATACATATAATTCTGATCCTCACTTTCTATGTTTTCTCAAAAAATATGGGGTAACGTTTTGTTACTCCACAAAATGAATAAGGGGTTAATCTGCCTTATCGTCAATTATTACTTCTTCAGTTTTGGTACTTGTCACAATTTCTAGTGGATCATCTGTCTCTTCTTCAGAATCACCATTAGCCTTTGATTCATCCTCGATACGCTTCAGTTCCAGTGCGGTATCAGTAGTATAAGGTGATCTGTCAATAATGGTCTGCTTAGAAATTGCACCACAATTATACTGAATCTGCATATTTTCCATGTCCGCTGCATTATCTACAGGTCTTGCAACATTAAAGGAGAAGTTTACACTATCGAATACTTCATCAGAGACAGTCTGTCCATTATACTCCATCAGTTTTCGGATATATTCAAGTCGTTTCTCAAATCCCTCTTTCATGGATGCAATATACTGTCTTGCGAAGTTATCGCATTGTTGGTAAAGCATGGTGATAGATGTTTCCGAAACATTCGCAACATTACTCTGTCCCATGATACTTGAAGGCACACAAGCGATAGCATAAAACTGTTGGATTACATAATCCAGTTCCAGTTTAATTGACTCTTTATCCATCTGAGCATTCGCCCAGCTAAAACTTCCACTTTCTTCAATGTTGAGAACTGCCCCAACCATGTCCCGTGGTATACTGCTATCAAATCTTTGACCAGAAATTATACCGATAGGGGATAACGATAATGTAAGCACTGCCGTGTCCAGCTTCGATAATAGTGACTCGATTGTATCCATGATTCCCATAAGATCAAGAGGGAACGGATCACCAAATTTATCATATTTTGATTTATCCATAGCACTGTACCAAATGGGAAGTCCTGTAAGGTTTGGTTTAGTGTCAACCAGTGTGCTATTCTCATAAATTTCCACTTTCTCTGGATAGTAAACAACATAATGGTCTGCTCTGGTATCTTCATCCTTCCAATATTCAACAAAATGGGTATAATTTCCAAAAGAATCATACAGGGGATAAGAGTCTTTATTTCTGATCAACTTTGACTTAATCTTATCGCCATCCAGATACACGTACTCAAATGTATCGCCATATGTAATCAAGTCTTTTGCAATTTCTAAGTCTGTTTTTGTGTAACCACCCCTTTTATAAATGGTGTTCAACAAAGATACGAACTCCTTATCTCCTGTAATAGAGACAGGTGAGCCACAGATATAGCTTGAATGAAATTTAATGATACTCCGCAACGTCTGAAGAACTAATCTGGTAGGCTCAAATGTATGCTCTTTATACTGGAAAGAGGGAATCTGTAAAACCTTGTGATTTCGTCTCAGATAATCGTCAATGTCTTCAACCCTACTGATCCTGTCCTTATATCGTGTCTTTTCAATCTCATCTTTGAACCAGTTCGCTTTTTCTGTATTCATAGCAACTCCTTTACTACTAAAAAAATTCTTAATTACTTCAATAGGATTTCTCATATATCAATCCTTCCTGTGCCATATGCACTTTTCTAATCTAATGCCTTTCGGCAGCGTTTCTTTTTTTAAGATAGCTTGCACCGCTTTATCTGATAGGTGTTTCTTGTGGTCATCTGCCATAGACTCATTGTCGTAAGAAAACACATATTCCTTCAGAACATAATTCATATTGTATGTGCTTCCACCTTGGTTTACATAACTTACCATAGCTTCATCAAGTATCTTTTTATAATCTCTATATTCCATTTAACTTCCTTTCAATTTTGTATTTATCATAAATAATGTTCATTAAATATACCAGATGCCGTTTACCGATCCTTCCAGAGCCATTGCAAAAGCCATAACTCTATCATCCTTTGCACCTTTTACCGCCTGTTGTTTGCCGGTATCGTCCAATTGGAATGACTTCATTTCATCAAGTAATTTCTTACTGTTTAAAAGAATCTGTCCAGTCTCAAACATCTCCACAAATCTGTTAATGATAATAGGTCTGCTCTTAGATGAGGTCTGGAATCCTGGCTTCTTTCTTGCCTTTCCTTTTGCATCATATTCTTTATACTTGTATAATCGTATGTATCTATTTTCACCATCATAAAGTTTATCTACGACAGTATGACCGGCTGATAATTTCTCTACTACCAGAAGGGCAGTATTGAAATACTCTCCTACTTCTCTCACCAAATCGGCAAATTCATAGGCTTTAATTTTGTTGGACGCAAATTCAAACACCTGAATACCATTTTGATCAACAACTTCTATCACACTATTATCGGCTGATATGCCCTCACCTGTATCTACACCGGCATAAAAGCGTTCTTTTGGTTTAGGCTCACGCCACATATCCCAGTCTTTTTTCCACTTCTTCATAAGAGTAGGTAATTTTTTCAAATTATTTTGTGGCAGAGGTTTAGTGTCATACAGACCATTAATTCTGGCTTGAATCTTTTCAAGATCAAATATATTATTGCCGGACACAAGAAACGATTCTGAAGCTGAAGTCGGATGTTCTTGCCTAAATTTTTCCAATCCGATATTAGCAATTCTCATTCTTCGCCACATTAACTTCATCATGGCAAGTGGGGTATTATCTCCATCCATTTTGTAATACAGAGATAATTCTTCTTCGTCCAGTTCTTCCACTTCCAGATACTTACCGTATCGGTTGAAATAGATTTCTGTATTCATTTTGTATTCATCTAAAAATAATTTTTTATCATCTAACCAACTAAAGAAAAATGGTTTATACTGTGATTCATGGTATACGGCTTTTTGCCATAACTCATACCAGTAATTCATTCCCTTTGACGTTGATTCAAGTACAATTTGACCGTCAGGACGTAGTGCAGCTTCTATAGCCACTAACTGATTCTTTAATTTTTCATCATCCATCGAGCTTACTTCTGTCAAATGCGCGTAGCGAATTGTGGCACCTCTCGCCTGATCCTTACTGCCACATACGCAACATACAATACGGCTTCTATTTTCAAGTATAAGTTCCTTCCTGTTATTCGCCACGTCTTTTATTTTGATGGACGGATCAAGGTCATCATACATAGCTTTCAATTTCTTAAATACAATATCTACCGTGTCAAGTGAGTATGACATAAGCATACATACGGTATCAGGTCTTGTATGTGTCAAATATAGGCTATATGCTATTGCGAGCGAGGTCACTCCGAGCTGTCTTGCCTTCGCCACAATATTATATTTTCCGAAGTTTTTAACTAATAATTTCTGGTGATAAGTTGGCTCAAATCTAACTTTTTTACCTGTCTTGTCAACGATACGAACAAAGTAGCGACACCACAAGACAGGATCAGCGACTATCTTTTTTAATTTTTCTTCTCTTGTCATTGTGCTTCACCTCTTTTTAATAAAATAAAAAGGCTGCATGACATGACTCATGCAACCCTTAATGTGTTAAAACAAAGTATGCTTCGCCAGGAACACTGTATATCACCTTGATATGTCGTGCTTCTGGATATAAATTTTTCAAAATATCTAAGTCCTGTTGCTCAGTGAATCCGAATCCACTGTGTTTGGTATATAAATAATCGTAAAACTGTTTGTTCTCACTGTCATTCAGTGTATGTATAGGAATAATCCTCTTTATCTTCTAAATCTTCCTCTGAAACATTATTCAGAAGTGCAACAAGACCATTTTCTTTATTTTCCGCAAAGAACTTGTCGGAAAAATCCTCAAACGCTTTAAAAGCCTGTACATCACCGCCCAGTGCCTTTTCATAATAAGCATTGTATAACTCTATCTGCTTCTTCTGGTGTAACCGCTTCAGTACCCATAGTACCGCATTCTGTACACCCTCTTCCAACATATATTTTTCACAGGTTTTTTCTGTGATCGTATCTTTGAAAACTTTGTATCTGTTCTTCAGATCATCAAATGTCATAATGGGATCGCTTTCATGATCCTTCAGATATTCAGGGCAATACTTCCACATGATATAGTACACTTTTGTATCCGTATGAAGCATCGCCTTTAAGGTTTGGTAGATGGAAGTCTCCGTGCAGACTGGCTTGCCACTACCATTTGCATTTTTATTAGCCATAGTGTTCCTCACATTCTATTTTTTTCTTTATTGAGTCAAAACACCAATTAATTTTATAAATCGGAGTAATATATTTTTCCTCATTCTTCACATAAAATTCTTTCATATCATCAAGCCGTAAACACGCTAATTGCCCGTTAGGATAACTTGCTCCGCAATCAATTCCAATCTTGTCTCCAAATCTTTCGTCATGCCAGATTTTATGTGGTGCAATATATTTATGATTCAAAATTATGTTGATATTTCTTGTTGTTGTATGTCCGAAGATAATCTTACAATTCGGATTATATCCAAGTTTTTGAAGCAATTCTTTATTAACAGGATTAGTATAAAATTCTTCTCTAATGGTTATTTGTTCTGTTGCATTCTCTCCAAGTCCCCCATGTACTAATAAGAAGTGATTTCCATTTACTGTAATTTCTTTTGTAATATTTCTGAAACTCTGA